CAATCACGTTTTGAGGCTGATTCTTCAAAAATCAGTCTTACAGCTTTTTCTTCTGGAAAAACCAAAACTGCAAAATCCACGTCATCACCAACTTTTTCAAACTTAGTTTTTTTAATCAAATTAAATAATTCTTCAGGTCTCATACGCCAAATATAAACTCAAAACAAAATAAAAATCAATCATGATACTTTTTAAAAACTTCCCACGCAAAAAACTAATCAAAACTAAAACCTAATAAAGGACTTTTCAATCCTCTTTTGGCTGTAGCTTAAAGCCATGTTTTAAGGCCTTAAAACAAAACTTAAAAGCCATACAGGAGGAAAACAAAATGGCAGAAGTAAGTAAAGGTGTTGCAAACACTGGTCTTGGTTTAGGTATTGCAGGTACAGTTCTTGGTCTTGCAAATGGCGGCTTGAATAACCTATTGGGTAATTTGGGTCTTGGAGCAAACAACGGCACAAATCTATTAGGCGATATGCTTGGAATTAGCATGTTGTCTGGTTTGTTTTCAGGCAACGTAAAAGGCTGTGGCTGTAGTTGCGGTTGTGGTTGCAACGAAGTAATTGGAGCAACTCGCTACGATTTGGGCATAATGAACCAATTATCCCAAAAGGATGCAACAATTGCACGCTTGGAAGTTTCTCAGGAAACTGACAAAAAAATCCTTGATTTATACAGATACATCGACGGCAAAGACAAAGCAACAGGCGAAGCAATTGCACAAATTGCAGCTGCTCAAGCTGTAACAAATCAAAAAGTTGTTGATGATATGCGTTTCATCCAAGCTGACCTTAACAACAAAATTGCAGCAGAAAAGAATGCTAGATGTTGTGCTGACAACGCAATTGTCACATACTCTAACGCAACTTTCTACGCAAAATTAGTTGCAGACGTAACAGCTGGTACAGAAACAACAGCTCAAGCAACATATAACCCAATCCCAAATTGTGGTTGTTGTGGTTGCGGTACACAGACTGCATAAAAACAGGCAGGGCTTAAGCCCTGCCACTTTGGAGGATAAAAATGGTAAGCATTCAAGCTGTAAGTAAAGGATTGGCTAAATTTGTAGACGTTGAAATTTTGCCAAAAATGGATAAAGGAAAAAATTGGGTTTTAGGTGCAGCAGTTGGTTTGTTCGCCCGAAATATGGAAAAAAACATAACAGAGGTTGCAAAATTACCCGTTGTGAAATTCTTAAACATACTTGACGACAAAGGAAATGTTAACATTGACGTCTTGTATGAAGAATTTTCAAAACAAGCTGCAAAAGGCCCTGCGGTAATTCCTTTGCCAGATCTTGTTTCAAGTTTGGTGCCAAATTACCTACAAGGTATAGTATGCAAAAACGAAAAACTAAATCTAACCCTAACAGCTCAAGATGTTGACACTCTTTATCGCTATATCCAGGAAGAACAATAGGAGAAACCAGCTATGGAAGAACACAAAAAAAACAAAGCTCATAAACTTATGAAGCTCTTAGTAAAAACACAAATGGACGATTACAAGGATGCTCAAATGCTCACAGACTATGCAGAGGAAGCAAAAGAAATTGGCAACACAGAAATTGCTTCATATTTTGCAAGCCGAGCAAAAAACCGCATGACGACAGCCCAGGAACTCGATCGCCACATTGATTCGCTCACAAGAGAAATCAACATGTCCGACGATGATCGCGATGCAGAAAACCCACACGAAATGTATCGCAGAACTTATCGCGAGTGCCAAGGCGAACAATGCGAAATGCTAAAAAAGAAACTTGAAAAAATTATGTAAAAATCCATTTTCTAGTTTTTGCCCCGAAGGTTAATTCTTTCGGGGCTTTATTCTTGCCCCTATTTCAGAGAAAAAAATTAAACAAAATTATCATTGTAATTATGAAAACAAGAACAAGAGAAATTGCAAAAGCTGGAATCTTTGGCACAAAAGAAAACCCAGAAATTGTTACAGAAAAAGATTTACAAGAAATTGCAGAAACTTTTGCAGAAATTAAAACAGCTCCAGTAAAACTTGGCGGACACTGGACAGAAAACCGTCCAAGACTTGGCAATGTCGTTTCAGTTGAATATGACAAAAAAGCAAAAAGCCTTTTTGCAACGATTGAAGAAAACGATGTCTTGGCAAAAGCTGTTGATGAAGAAGGTTATTATCCTGATGTCTCAATCGGTGCAAAAGCTCGTGCCAGCGACGGAAAAATGTATTTGCATCACCTGGCATATTTAGGCGATGAACCACCTGCAATAAAAGACCTTGAGCAATCAATCGCAACAGAAATCAAAAACGGCGAAGCTGATGCAACAACAATTGCAGCCTCAGATGACGACAAAGCCACTTTAAAAACATATCCAAGCTCAAACGCAACACAATTATTTTTGAGCGACACCGACCCAAACCAGTCAACAAAAGTTGAAGATAAAGAAAAATCTCAAACGGAGGAAATCATGAAAGAAGACGAAATCAAAGCTATGCAAGAAGAAAATGCAAAGCTTAAAGCCGAAATCGAAGCAAAAGAAAAAATGCTTTCAGATTCAAAAGCTGCACAACACGCTGCCGACAAAGAAAACTTAAAAAAGGCATGCGAAGGGAAAGTTACAGAATCTGAACTAGAACAGATTTTGGCACTTTCAGACAGTTTCGCAGAAGGTAGAACAATTACCCTTTCAGACGGCGACAAAAAAACTGAAGAACGTCCAACACAAATTTTAGCGCGTATTTTCCAAAACGTGCCCAAAAAAGTTGAACCAGGAATCTTAAACCTTTCTGATTCAAGCCCAAAAACAGAAAAAGTTGAATCATTATCAAAAAAAATGATTGCAAACGTATAGGAGGCAAGCAATGAATAAAGTAATTGCAGAAATTACAACAGAACAAAACTCTGTTGTTCACGGAGATCACCACATCATCACAACTGTGGCATTAAAAGATGGCGTTGGCCCATTTGACGCTGGAACATTATTGTTCAAAGGTGAAAGTGGCTATGAACCATTGCCAGCAGGTGAAACAACAAACAAACCTGTTGCAGTTGCTTACGACAACCTAGAAGCAGAAGCATCTAGTGCAGTTTTGAACGTTGTTATTCACGGTGCAGTTCGCGGTGAAAAACTTTTGCTTGCAGACAAAAGTCTTGCACCAGAAGATTTGCGTGAAGATTTGCGTAATGTAGGAATCTACGCAATTGGTAAAATGGCAGAATCTGCCGGAGCTTAAAAAATAGGAGATAAAAATGGCTATTAAGAATTTTGGTAAATTTTCAAAATATTTCACACAACAGTCGGTTGCAGATATCGTATCAACACTGCCAAAACCAACAACACCATTGATGGATTTACTTTTTCCTGCAAATCGCAGAGTTCAAAAAAACAGCCCTTATATCGCAGTTTCAGATATTGAGGATGTTATTGGAGCTGTTCCACTTGTTCGTCGTGATGGCCGGTCTGTGCCAATAGACGTAACAAAAACAACAAAGACTTTGATTGAGGTAGATCCGATTAAGGTTTCCAGAACACTTCCCGCCAAAGATATTAATGATTTGATTGTTGCAGGAGATGAACTCTCAATAAAACAAACCGTTGAAGAAAATATCTCAAAATGTAGAGATAGAATTTCTATGACAACAGAAGTTCTTACACGACAGGCTCTTACTGGAAAGATTGCTTATCCATATTCGACGGAGAATGGACAAGGTGGCCTTTGTGAAATCGAATTAGGAACCCCTAAAACATTAACACCTGCAACTTTAAAAACAGGTAGTTCTTTAGATGCCATTTTGAGCCTGTTTGACAATGCGTTGACAGAATATCAACAAAAAATTGGAACAGCAGTAGAACCTGTATTCTTGTTAGGTAAATCTGTTTATAACAATTTAATTGCTTCTTTAGGAGCATTAAGCGGTGGGTTTAACGGATATGCGAAATGGACTGACAGAGGAATTTCTCTTTTTGGGAAATATGAAGTTGTTTCGATGGCTCTAACATTTGTTTTGCCTGGCTCAAAAGATGTTAAATCTGTTGTAGCAGATAATGAAATTAAGATTATTGATTTGGCAAATGCTGGGAAGTTAATTTATGCTGCACTAGATGATTTAAACGCAAATCTTGCTCCATTACCTTTCTTTGCGAAAACATGGGAAGAAAATGATCCAAGTAGCGTAAAAATTCTGGGAGAATCAAAACCACTCCCTGCAATTCCAATGAATAGAGTTGGAAAAATTACTGTAACAGTAAAATAGGCAGGTAAATCATGGCAGAACTAGACGAATTAGAAATTGACAACATTCCAGCAGAAGACACAAACAACGATGTAACCTTTGAACCTTTTGGAAAAGAAATAACAGTAGATGAAGTTTCAAAAAGACTTTCCCACAACCTTTACATCCAACTTTCCGAAGATTCAGACCAGTTTGTTTTGGACGCTGTAGAACGAGCTCAAATCTACATCGGAACAGTTCTGTCATACCTTGGCGTTAAAATCAATCTGGATGATAAAGTTCAAAGAGAAATCGTTTTGATGCAATCGATCTATGAGCTACACATGGCACTAGGCCACGAAGAAGCAGGTCGGGAATATCGTCTACAAGCAAAAAATACAATTATTTCAGCCTTTGGCTCTTTTCCAGATTCCGACAATCAGGCAGTCGCAAAAACTTCTGCCGCTGTTGTAATCAAACCTGCAACAAATCCTAGATTGCAACAATTACACCAAGCACGAGGTTTTACCTTATGAAATTTGAATCCGCAAGCAAAGCTCTAGAAGATATGGCAAAAAATCTCGATGAAAAATCCAAAGCAAACGAAGCTGGAAAGTTTGCCATGGAGGCAATTCGAGGGCATATCTATTATGCAACAGGAATGCAACCTTTATCAGCTGCAACTAAAGCTTTTAGGGGCAGTGATGCAAAGCCTTTGCAGGATTCAACAGGATTAAGGGAATCAATCACCTACGAATTAATTGGAAACAACACTGCCAGCGTGGGAACAGATAAAGTTTACGCTCCAATTCAAAACAACGGAGGAACAATTACTGCAAAAAAGAATTGGCTCTTTATCCCAGCAGCAGGAACTCGTCAATTACAACGAGCTTACGGCTACAGCCCCACAGAAGTGCTGAACGGCCTAAAAGCAAATAATTATGTTTACCGAGTAGGAAGAACAATTTGCTACAGAAAGCGAGGCACAAGCGAAGCTGGAAAAGTTGTTTATTACCTAAAAAAATCTGTAGTAATACAAAAGCGTCGGTTCTTCTATCTAACAGATGAAGAAATAAGCCAAATGTTAAGCGAGGTTTCAAATGACATCCTTTAAGGCAATGCAACTTTTTGCAGACCAGCTAAAAAGAAACGTAATCAATGGCAAAAAATACAAAACAAAAGTTGTAATAACGCCATCCAGCGTTTCAGAAAAAGGCGTGATTTTAAAAGTATCACTTTTAAAAACCACACCCGACAAAACTTACCAAGCAAAATCAAAACAAAGAACTGTTAGATTGCGAGTACAAGTTTCGGGGCGTGCAGAAAGCCAAACAGGTTTGCAGCAAGCTGTAGAACTGATTGAAAACCTTGATAAATATTTAGAGTCTGAAAATCTAAGATTAGAAGAGCCAATAGAAGCTGCAAACGGAATGCAAAGTTTTGTAAAAATTCCAAACACCAGAATTACCCAAACTTTGTCTCCAGAAGACAGTTTCATCGATAGCCCTGATTCAACATCCGTGCAAGATGTTGAAGATAACAGGACCATTGAAATAACAATTCCAATGGAGGAATAAAAATGCAATATACAACAGAGTATAAAACAGAAAACGGCAAAACAAAAAAAGTTCCTGAAAAAAAAGATCAGGACAAAAAAACAGATGTAAAAACATCAACTAGCAATTCAAGTTCTTCTTATGACAAAGAAGAAAAATCTTACAAAGGCGAATAAAAAAAATAAACCTTTTTTCCAAAACTTGCCCCTTGAAGTTTTGAAAAAAAATAAAAGGAGAAAATCATGGCAAGACAAGAAAAGCCATTAGTTGGCGATGACGGAAAATTCATGACTGGAAAAAAAGGTCAAAAATACAAAGGTGATGGAACTAGCACATTGCATGTGTTAGTTGGTGGAGCAGAAGCAACATCTGGCGGCGACGGGATGTATTTAATCACTGCCATTGGAGCAATTTCAATTTTCCCAAAAGGAATGAAACTTGGTGAACTTTACCCAGCAACGGGAAATGAAGTGCTTGCAGATGGCGACGAACTTCAAAAACTCATTTTCACAGAAGTTGCAGATTGTACTGGGTGGCAATTGCAAATTACACAATCAGAAATTGACGTAACACGTTTAAAAGACGAATTTAAAAAATATCGACTTGGCAAACGCGACGCAACAGGAACTGTAAACTCAATCATGACTTTGGGCGTGTCAGACGAATCTGACGGAATGGTTGGGAGAAACATGAAACTCTTCCGCCGTGAAACAGATGCATCAGGCAATACAACAGTAACAGTGTCTGTTCCAGCTGGTGAATCTTTGTATTTCCTTGGATGGCTTAATATGACAGACGTTCCAGGAGAAACTCAGGCATTTGTATTCGCAGAAATCTATCTTTACAACATGAACCTCGGCGGCTCAACAGGAAACGCGCAGTCTTATGACGCTTCAATGCGTTTGACAGGCAATGACCCAGTATTCTACAGCTTAGATGTTCCATCACTAGCAGCATAAAAAAAAGGGAGAAAAAACAATATGGTTATTCAAGTTTCAAAAACAAAAACTTACATTCCAGAATTCAACGGCAACAACGAATTGCCCCAAAACGAGCAAATTGTTGTTACATACAAAAATCCAACAGTTCAAATGCGTGAAAGATTAATCCCACGTCCACAATCAAAAGGACAGGCTTCTGCGAATGGCTCTGTAGACACATTCGAAATTGTTCTTGCAGACCCAAACAAAACTCAAATCTTAAAAGAAATGATCCAAACAATTTCAAATTGTGCTTGCGAAGAAGACGGCCACGTAAAACCAATCAACAACGCAGTTGAATTGTTGAACGCTCCATCAGAATTCAACGGCTTAGTTGACGAACTTTTCAAAAAGTGCCAAGAAGAATTACAAAAAACTGTGCCTGAAAAAAACTAGCCATTGCCTTTCGGGCGTACAAGGAAGGCATATATAAGCACGAGTACGCAGGACGACGTGGGGAAATCCTTTGGAACACTCACGTCAAAGAAACGAAAGCCGGAAAAGAAGTTGAAATCTTTATCAAAAGAAAAGAGATAAAAACTTACTTAGATGAATACTTCTGGTCAGCATTGAATATTTATTTCATGACTGAAAATATGCAAACCCTTCCGTTTTCGGGCGGATGGGCAGAACAACCAAGCGAAATTATCACAGTAATTGCTTTATTCCGCGTTGAACAATCAAAGTGGGAAAAAGAAGAACTGGATAATAAATTAAAAAAGTAATATAAACCTCGTGGGTGGGTGCCTCGGCATCCACCTTTTTTTATCATTTTCTGTCATTCCCGCACTTGATGCGGGAATCTTTATGCCCACATTTAAGCAACCTTTATCAAATAAATCTATTATAAAAACTGTAATTAATCCCCTTTAAATTACACCGAAACAGGTATTTAAATGGCGGATAAAAAGACACTCGAATTACAAATCCAAGTTCTCGCAAATCAAGCACAGCAACAAATAAAATTGTTTGCAACAGATATAAAAAACGCCGCTTCGCAAGTAAAAGAATTTACAAAAAATAATCAAGATATAAAAAACGCCATGGGAGCAATTCAAGCCGAAGCACAAAGAGCAACAAACTCTTTAAAATTGTTCGGCGGTTCGGCATCAGAATTAAGAAACCAAACTCAAAAAATGAAGTCTGTAATTTTGGATCTAGTAGAAAACGGGTTAGACCCAGAATCGGACGAAATAAAAAACCTTGTAAAACAATACAAAGACTTAGACGCACAAATTGAAAAAACAGAAACACAACAAGAAGGCCTTGCGGGAACATTTCAAACTCTCACAAAAGAAATCGGCACACTTGCCGCCGTAACCGCCGCAGTCTCTTTTGACAAATGGGTCGCAGGGCTAGCAGGTTCTGCACTATCTGCCAGCACATCTTTCAGAGCCGTAAAAGAAGATTTTGGAATTATGCTCGGAGACATGGAAGCGGGTGCTGGACTTTTCGCCGAATTACAAGAATTCAACTTTTGGACGCCTTTCGACTTAGAACAAACTTCCCAAGCTGCAAAAGTTTTAATGGCAGCAAAAGTGCCTTTAAAAGACATGACCGAATATCTCACACGCTTTGGCGATATATCACAAGGAAACGGCCAACGTTTCCAAAGTTTTATAAACGCATTTTCAAAAGCGTCGGCAAAAGGCAAAGCCGACATGGAAGTTTTAAATATTTACATTGATCAAGGCGTGCAAATCTTAGACGCACTCGGCGAGCAAATGGGCGTAACCTCCGCCGAAATTGTTGACATGGCAAGCAAAGGCAAAGTGTCATTCCAGGATCTTGACAACGCCCTTGCATCTTTAGCTGCCGAAGGTGGTTTGTATTACAATTCAATGGCAACTGCATCACAGCGCTTGGACGCAATGCAAGCAGGGCTCGAAGAATCAGTCAACGCACTAGCCGCCTCATTCGGCGACATGCTCGCCCCAATGGCAGCAAAAGTTTTAGAAGTTTTCACAAACTTAATTGACACAATTAATAATTCACCATTTTTAAAAGGTGTTTTGGCAGCGGCTTTGGCAGCTGTTGTTGTAATAATTAATACGCAAATGATTAGAGCCCTTGTGGCTTTTGCGGCTAAGATATGGGCAACCTACGCAGCCCAAATGTCTTTGACCTCTGCATTGTCAATAACAAATCCTTTATTGTTAGCAGGAATTGCAGCCGTTGCAACTGCTACTGCTGGATATGTTGCTTATGCAGCCGCACAACAAAAAGCAACAGAAGCAACAAACGAACATGCACTGGCAAAAAAACAACTAGACCAAGCGTTCAAAGACTCAATGGCAAACGCCTCTGCAACAGATGCACAATTAGCAATAGAAAATTATTCAAGACAAATTGCAATGCAAAAAACAATTCTTGAACAATATAAAAAACAATTAACAAATACACCAGCCGAAACATGGCAATCTTCGGCATCAGGTTATAGCACGGTTAAAGTTGCAAATCCAGAATATAAAAAAATACAAGATAATATCGCAGCCACAGAACAAAAACTCAAAGATTTTGAAAATCGCGTTGATGAGGCAAGTAAACGCGTCCAAGGCTTACAGGCCGAAACAGTTAATGCCGAACTCGAACGTGCAAACGAAATCTTGTCCCACCGCGACCAGCTTTACAAAAGCACTACAGAATACCAACGCGAACAAGTTGCACAAGAATTAGAATTTGCAAAATCACTTAGAACAATTCAAACAATGAATGAAGACGGCAGTTACTCTGGCTTTGACAAAGCAAAAACAGAAGCAATCATTCGCGACCTCGAAGAACAAATGGAAAAACTCACTCCAAAACTCGGCAACGAATGGCAAGTTAAAATGTTGGAAGGCAAAGACAAAGTAATGCACGAGTGGAACCAGGCAATAGAAGCTCTAAACCAAAAAGGCAAAAACGTTTTTGGTGAAGGCTTCGTTGACGAACCAGCATTCAAAGCCGAAATGGACGCACTGAATGAATATTTCCAAAAACAAATTGACAATATAAAAGAAACAAAAGTTGACGTCGAATTTAATTTTCAAACTATGAAAGACACCGCTTTATCATCAATTGAAAACACCGAACTTGGCCAAGTTGCAAAAGGCTTTTCTCAAGGTGGACTCGCAGGCGGAGCAAAAGCCGCATTGCAAGCATTCATTAACGCCGTTGTCAACGCTGTATCAGCATTGGAAAATGGTCAAAAAGTTTTGAATTTTATTTCAACAATTGTAGAAAACATTTTTAAAGAAATAGGCGAATTAGTAAACGACGCACTTGGTCCAACAGTTCAATTTTTAGAAACTTTTGGAACTTTAATTGGAAAAATTCTAAAACCTTTTGCATACTTGGCTCAAAAGTTTGCAGAAAGTGAAACATTTATTCGCACACTTATGCCAATCCTAGAGCAACTCTGCATAGTTTTTGAAGTTCTTTTCACAGTTTTGCAGCCTGTTTTGGATTTATTATCCGAAGTTTTAAGATGGTTTGGATATGTAGTTAATCCTCTAGGCGGATTAGTAGATGGATTAGGGTTATATTCCGAAAAAACAAAAGAAGCAGCAGAAGAATTAGAAAAACAAAACGAAATGCTCAAAAAAAAGTATGAACGCCAAGCCCAAGCTGTTGAAGACCTCCTACAAAGCCAATTAGACAGCCTTCGCTCACAATACGAATTAGGCTTAATTTCTCGTGAAGAATATGAATCGCAAGCAGAAAAATACGCCGCCGACGCCGACTCAAAAATATACGACATAAACAAAGAGATGGAAGAACATCTCAAAGCAATTGAAGCAAACACAGGAGCTGTTTTAAGCGAAGAACAAAAAGCAAAAGCAGAATCCGTGATCAAAAATCTTCCTGTTGTGGATTCAATCACTGGAATAGCTGATGACATTTCTGAAGGTGATGGATGGGGAATTGCAGCAGAACTAGCAGCCCCAGGTGTTGGTGGAAATTTAAAACGCGACATCGAAGAAGGAAATTGGGGAAAAGCAGCACTAGATGTTTTCCTCCCCGGCACTTCATGGATTGGAAAGTTGTTCAACTGGTTCGACTCAGGCTCTCCATTCATCGAGCACGACCAACTCGCAATGGTTCACAGAGGGGAAATTATCGTTCCACGCACATTTGCCGACGGAATCCGCTCTGGAGACCTTGCATTAAGTTCAAAAAATTCATCCTCTAACACAACCCCTGTTTATGTAACGGTTAATGTTGCAGGTAGCGTAACAACAGAAGCTGAACTAACAACGGCAATATATAACGGAATTGCAAACGGAATTCAAACTCGTAAATACCAACCTCTACCAGGAGCATAAAAAAATGATCCAATTAAAACTAGAAGCAAATAGCAAATATTATTATTATGACCCACTCGAAAAATTAATAATTCCAAACGGATACCAATTAAACGAAAATCTCCAACACCAGGAAACTCAAGTTTCACTCAGAATTGCTTATGATTCTGAATTGCATAAAATCTTAGTTGAAAATCAGAACATTCCTGCAAAACTTGTTGATGACGACAAAATTCTTTTTACTGGAACAATAGATTCCGGAATATCCTGGACCGACAATGGCAACCCAGAGCCATTAGATTGTTTCAATATCACAATTTTCGACAATTCAGGGAAATTACAAGCCACAACAGAAAGCGAATTCGCAATGATTAATAAATCATTAACAGAAATAATCGTCGAAATCTGTGATAAATGCGGGATCATTTGCAACAGAACTAATTTTCCTGTTGAAGATGATCCAATCGTTCCTGTTTTTATTCTTCCAGCAGAAAAAGAATTCTATCAACCTTTAAGCGATCTTTTATTCGAATATGGATATGCTTTTGGCTTTGACAACAATGGATATTTTGGGCTCATCAATTTGACTCAGCCACAATCGACAACATTCAATGACGATTTGTACGAAGGCGTAAAGTTCAGTCGCACAAAAAAGAAATATACAGGTCTATCCGTAACATACGGCCAACTAGTCCAAAAAAACAACGAACAAGTTTTCTTTGAAGGGGGAGATTTAGACTCAGAAAATAAAATTCTTCCAATTGTAATACAACCAGGCGCATATTATCCTTGGGAATCAGACCCAATAATCGAAGCCGACGAAGGACAAGTTTTTCAGCAATTCGCAGCAGGCTTTGCAGAAGAAAAAACACTCTACAACGGAGAAAAAAAATACCAGAGAAATAACAATTCCAAATTAATTTACACAACAAACCACGAACTAGTCCCAGATTTTTCCGACAACCTTACAATAGACAGAAAAGAATTTTCTTTCACACAAGCCTCAATTCGTTTTCACAACGCATCAACAACAGACGCAACTTTAAAACAACTCGCAATTCGGGCCACAGCTTATTATCGCCAAGAACAACAAATCATCCTCGGAAGCGGGAAAAAATTCGAATATCAAACTAATTATTTATATGACAAAGCAAAAACCGACGCCTTCGTCGAAACATTAAAAAAATATTTCCTCGGTGGAAATTTCAAAATAACATTTAAAACCGATGCCGAATTTACCCCAGGCACAAAAATAAAATTGAACACAGGACTTTCTGGCATCTCCGCAGACGTATTAATCCTCTCTTGCGAAAAAGATTTTGACAACGAAAACTACACAATCAACGCCATCACAATACAAGACATAAGTTTGGACGAAAAAAAATACCAAACTCAAAAATCCATGACCGCCGATCAACGCATCCAACGCACAGAATATACAACAACCGCAATTAAAATAATTCAAGAAGAATATTACCAATCAACATCCCGAACAGAACTAATCGGCGGCAAATGGCAAACAACACCACCAACCCCAAGCACAAACACATACATCTGGACTCGTACACACTTTATTTACAACGATGGCACAGAAGTTACAACAGCCCCAATCTCAGTCAGCGGCGAAAACGGCGACAATCTCGAATCCGTAGACGTTGAATACGCCCAAAATCAAAGCCGCACAACCGCCCCAACAACCGGCTGGCAAACTACAGCCCCAACCTCAAAAGACGGCTACTACACCTGGAGCAGAACAAAAATAAAACTAAAAAACGAAGAAGCAACATACACAGACGCCGTATGCATCACCGGCGACAAAGGTGAACAAGGTGTAAAAGGCGACAAAGGCGAACAAGGTGTAAAAGGTGATAAAGGTGAACAAGGTGTAAAAGGCGACAAAGGTGAACAAGGTGTAAAAGGCGACAAAGGAGCAACAGGCGAACAAGGTTTGCGTGGTTCTTTAGAATTTTCAGGGACAGAAATAAACGCAATCTCAGATATAACAGAAGCAACATATACAATTACAACAGCTTCAACAGGTATCACATCAGCAACTATGCCAATATTAGTTGGAGATACCTACATTAACGTTACTACCCAAGATGTATGGATTTGTTCAACCTCAGGAACTCCGACAACAGCAAAATGGAAATACCAAGGCAGAAGATGCAGTGATAAAGATGATAGTAACAGATTCAGAATGTTCACTCCTGCCACAGATAATGGTACAATGCAAATCTCTCTAACAAAATCTGTTGTAAAAGGCGAAAACCCATTTGGCAAAATTGATGATTTATTAAAAATTACAAACACAAATGCAACATCTGATTCGAATTACATCCCATACTACAGAAGAACAAAAATAGACTCAAAAAAGACATATAGACACGTAACTTACATAAAGCAAGAAGATGCTAATTATATAGATTATATTGGCATTGCTAGATGGGAAGTTGAAAACTCTTTCTGTTTATCGTTAAGCGGTTCTCCAATTAATACAGTGTATTTCACAATCTCTTCTAATTTTGGAACTTTAGGCAGGTGGTATATGGTAGTCGGGTATATCGTAGCAAATGGAACTACAACAGCCCCTGCTGATTCTGGCATTTACGATATGGTAACGAAGCAAAAAGTTGGCGATGTTAACAACTACCAATGGAAGCCAAATGTTACATATTGTAATAATAATGGATGTTTAATCAGATATTCAGCAGGTGCGTCAACAAAAACTGGAACTGCATATCTGTACGATGTCAGATTAGACGAAGTAAACGGAACAGAACCAACATTAAACGAATTATTGAACCTTGATACAACAACAAAAAGTAAGGGCACTTGGGCAGCTTCTACCGTATATAATACAGGAGATATTGTCTATTTAAACGGAAATAGTTATATCTGTACTGCCAACCACACATCGGGAACTTCTTTTTCAACAACGAACTGGAATCTCGTTGCTTCAAAAGGTGCTGACGGTAAAGACGGTGCTGACGGAAAAAATGCAATCACAATGACCTCTGCCACAACACCCAACGGTGAGTACAACGGTCAAGTAGGTATATGGCAAGGGCAAATGTATCAATGGAACGGCACTAGTTGGGTATTAACTAGCGGAATTTTGCCAACAGACCCAGTTTTGCATTATAGTTTCGATGATTTGCCAGATTTGCCTGATAGAGAAAGTATTTTTGCCTTAAAAAATGGAAAAACTTACGATATAATTAATAATTGGGCAATAAATGGTACAATTTTAAAAGAAAATGTAAATGGAAATATAAGAATTACTTCTCAAGTTGTAAATAGCGGAGTCTATTTCCAAGCAACGTCTGCAACAGTAAATGATGTTGTAAAAATAAAAATAAAAACAATATCTGGGACAATACGCATTTTTGGGATAGAAGGGTATAACACTATCTCTTATTATGAAAGCGGCGAATATGTTTTTCCGTTTGATGATAGCCATAAGACATTTATTTGTTATGGAAACGAAGGGACTGTGTTTGAAATTGAACAGCTTTACATCGGCGATGCCTCATACACAACACCTGTTATCGACAATTCAGGAAATAATCATAACGCAACAGATGTAAAAGGATTTATAACAAAAGGTGTAAGTGGAAAAGGATATAGAAAAGCTGCGGAAACAGATAAGATCGCCATAAATTTCACCTTGGCAGGGGATTTCTCATGGTCATACTGGTGTAGAGATTATAATTCAGACGTAAGTAGGACGTTATATATATGCAATGGCGAAGAATTAGAGAATAATTATGGCGACAGGTTAACTTATGTGCAAGGTAATTCAGGGAGAATTGCAGTAGGGGGGATAACTCCCAATGGAGAAACCTTCAAGGTTTCGAGCAAACAGATTTATTCTTTTGGGGACAAAGCTTGGCATTTATACACAACAGTTAGAAACAATAAAACGTACAAAATTTATAAAGACGGCATTTTTCAAGAAGAAATAATTGTGGACGAAATATCGGACATAAAATACTTGACCGTAGGAAATAGACATACCCCTTGGAATGGGATGACATCGCAACTAGGGTATGAATTAGACGATTTCCAAATCTTCGACAGAGCCCTCTCCGATCAAGAAGTTCTCGGCTTATACCTTGCACGAGGTAACACCCCCAAACAATACACAATAGCAGATTATCAACTAGATAACAGCAGCGGCAAATACTACGGCTATGAAAAACCAGCCGTACCATTTAAAAATGACACATACCTCGACACAACCACTGGCTATTTGTATGAATATGATGGTGTAAAATGGGTAGCAATAACAGATGTTACAGATTCTCGCTACAACCAAGCTGTTAATGATATGGTTTCATTTGCAGAAAATAATCCAACTTTACCATTTCTTACTGCAAGAGACGTTTGGATTAAAAGATTAGCAGTGGATGGCTTATTAGCCAACGAAATCGCAACACAAGAGTTAAAAATAAGAGATGGCGGAATTATTCACAGTGATAATTACAATGGAACTATACAAGATGGTGTAATAACAGAGCCTGGAACAGAAGGTTGGGCGATTGATTCTGATGGAACTGCTGAATTCAATAATGGAGTAATTAAAACTCCAGAGCTTAATTTTTACGGGGTTTCCGGGATTCAGAATAATAAGATAGAAGATGCTTTTTTTCTTAAATCTCTTTTCTCTGATTTCGGAGGTGGTGTTTATGATAATCATATCTTCAGGTCGAATGGAGTAAATGCAGATCTGCTTTATATTTCGTCTTATATAGGCACTTCTTATGAAATGAGCTTTTCAGGTACGCTGAGCATTTATTTGGCTAAGTATGAGAATATATTCATCGGAATCAGTTGTAAATCTGTTACATTCAAAATTGTAAAAACAAAAGTCATCCGCAACAAAAACTCCGCTTTCCCATCTTTTACCCATGAAGTTATGGCGACTCAAGCGTTCACAGAAAATTATAGCAACAACTGGGTTTGCGGTGTTAACAACAAAATCATCAATATTGCAGTTAATGAAGGAGACTTGATTACATGTTATATAGAGGGACTCTATTCGGGGGTTTCTTTTGAAGCGGCTACTATGTATGCAAATTCAGTATCTGGGGATGGGTTGTTTACCCACGAATCTGCAATGTTTCTAGGCAAAACAAACACCCTTGTAAAGAAATTATTACTCCCTAGCGAAGCAGTTTTTAACATGGCTATAACAGCCACAAAAGCCTCTGGCGTAAATAATGTTCAAGGCGTGGGCAATTTTGCAAAATATGTACTAATTGGAAACGTGTTAATACAGTGGGGACAAACCCTATCCTATACGGTTCCTCCAGGACAGCGATTTGAAGAAATAATCAATTTACCAATTGCGTATGTTTCTAGCGGAGATGTTTTAGGGTCTGGTGCGACAGGTCTTTCAGGGTACAACGTTATAATGAGTTCTAGTGCTCAAAACGTTGATGGCGGTTTTGAGTATAACGAATCGTGGGCGTCTAGAACAAACTCTAGTTTTAAGATACGTGCCTACAACAGAAATACGAGTACAACAATAGAAAAATGGTCTCTGAGATGGCTAACAATTGGATATATTAACTAGGGAGGGTTTTATGATATATTTTGGTACACAAGATGGCGTTAATTACGGTGCACACTTAAAAAAATACACGACCTTAAAAAGCTGTATAGAAATCCCTGAGAATGAATGGCTTGAAATTGTAAACCAAGCAAATGCAGAAGGCAAAATTATCAAAGCTGACGCTGACGGAAATCCAATATTAGTGGATGCTCCACAACCCACGGAAAAAGAAAATTTGCAAAACAAATTAGAACAATTAGAATTTTATTTAAAATCAACTGATTGGTATGCCGTTAGATATGCAGACACCGGAATCGCTATTCCAGAAGAAATAAAACAAAAAAGACAAACAGCTAGACTAGAGATTTCGGAGCTCAGGGAAAAAATAAATTTAATTTAATGCACAAAAAAACACGTTAAAACACACAAAAACACGTTAATTTCCCAAATTAAAACAGAATTTTTCCCATATTTCTCTTTGCGTTACAATTTAACAGCACTTTCTGTATTTTTTGCTTGACTTTTTTATTTTTTTGGAATAATGGCTGATAATCTTGATGAAAATTTTCCACCAAAGCTTTTGAGTTTTGTTCTTTGGTTTCAGGGTGATATAACATATATAATGCATATGATTGCTGATATACATCTGGCTGATTATTTTGCTGCTCAGCGAAAGTGATAGTTGTGCTACATATACTGCTTAAACCAATAAGCATTACACCGAAAGTTTTCATTTATCTATTCCTATAACATCAGTGTACCTCTCCCGAGGTACATACAAAAATACCAATACGTATTTAAAAATTAATATTTGAATTCAACACTTGCGACAATATTTCGACCTGGCTCT